CCCCATGAACGCTCCGACAACGCCAGCCTGTCCGATATAAAATAACCCAAAAAGATCCGACAAAGCTTTTATTCGAGCGTCTGGGAAAATAGGAAGAAATACAGCAAGGGTAAAAACAATCATGCTGACCATGGCTGTCCACGCCATGTGACGTTGAGCATCCATTTTTTCTCGCATCTCGATTGCTTCTAATGCCTTAATCTCTTGATCAGAAACAATGCCATCACCATCAAGATCTAATTCTTCAAATTCACTGTCTTTTTCTAGTTTTTTTTGAGCCATTTACGCACCTATCTTTTAAGCAACGGGTTATTTAAAGCATCACGAAGTTTCTTGTCTTGACGCTTTTCAAAAGTATTCAGCTTTGAGTCTATCCCATTTATCTTGGCGTCAAAACGACTAGAAGCAGAATCCGTAATATCCCGTATGTTCTTTTCTGCTTGTCTTAACGCTGAC